AGGCAGGAGTTGCACCTGTCTTCAGAGAGAAATGAGTCTCTGGCCGTCTCCACGGTCCTTCCCGCTCGCGTTACGTGCGATAACGTAGGTTTTACTTTCCTAAGAAGTACGATTAATTCTCGTAAAGAATAGACGGGCCACTCCGTCGACCGACTTGACTGCCTAGATCAAGTGTTAAAAGGTATTAGGTATAGGGCCTGGATGTTTCCAGGGCGCTCAGGAAGCGGCTTTCTATCACTCTATAGAGCTTGCTGAAAGATCGCCAAGATGCGGACTGCCCGTCCGAGCTTGGGCGCGACGTCGATGATTCCAAGTTTACGTACTCAGATGTCAAAATATGACTTGTCTAAGTATAGGTCCGCGACCAGTGACTCGCGTTTTGCACTTCATCGTGACTTACACAGGGCTCTCAAGGGGCTTTACCTCCTCAAGTTCCTTGTCTCAGCGACCGGATCACGCGCTTTACGCGCTTGTGGACTGGAAACTAGTCAAAGCTGGTAACCGAGCTATCGTAGATCCATTTGATCCGTCGGCGATCTTGTATGTGACCGCGAAAGAGTATCAACGCTTGGTGCTAGTGGCGATCTCAAACGAGACCTCACTTGTCGTATTAGCAACGCCTTCCGATTCACCCATACCTTCTCCTGCCTCTTCGAAAATTAACTCCCCCCCCAGTAAAGGGGCGAAGCAACTTTCAGACACTGAACGTAAAGCTCGTGTCGCCTCCCTTCTTCAGGATCATTTGGTCCCCGATGACCTAAGAGGAACAAACTTCCTAAATTGGGGTCGAAGGGGGCTCAGCTGGAAAAGTTGGTTCGCGAGATACACCACTCCGGTCCAAAGTGGGTCTGTACGTAAACTGCTCTTACCGAACGAGAGAAATCTCGTTGTGATCCTCCGTCGTTGGGGATACACCCTGGCAGTAATGTCAGGCGTTACCTTTGGGATGGGTATAAGAGCAGAGCTACTTGCGTTTACCGTACACTGTCATCACACTCTCGAGAAACGAGGTGTGCTGAGGTTTACTCTCATTCTGAAAGCGTACTTGTTCTGTCTTAATAAATATTTAGCAGGTCAACCATTAAAGACGTGTCGAGCCGATGGCGAGCTCGCTATTCGACTTAGTCACGGTCTTCCTGCAGCTATCCCCCATACAGCTCGGAGGCGTATTCGATCGGGCGATCACGCCTATATCCGAATTTGGGCTTCCTTGTTTAATGCTTACCGAGCATTTGCGACGGAGCCCAAAGAGCTGACTTTGGGGCGTATCGAAGACAAACCGTTCCCCATCACAGAACAACACGATATAGGTTGGGCTCATTTCCTCGAGCGGTTTTGGATGAAGTGGTCAACTCAAAATCCCAAGTTAATAACTCCAGACCTTACCGTTTCAAAGTTCCCATTTTTGTCGACGGCTGGACCAAACGGAACTCCTTCTATACTGAACACCGGTAGAGATGCGATAGCTTGGTTTTATTCAGGCCACATTATCAATCTATTTCGTGCGTGGAAAGCGTTTGGAGTGACTGAAGAAGTTGTTGAACTCTTCTTTGCCTCACTCGCCCGCTCCCATTCTGCTTGGCTTGGTTCCGTATCCCCTGGTGTTGCATTTGTCTTGTCCAGACTCCTGACAAACAAGGTCCACGATGACCCGAAACGCGATTGGATACGTGATAACTCTCCTCCCGAGGGTTTGGCAGGAAAGGTGGCCTACAAACTAAATCCGAATCCCTACGGTAAGGGTGTTGAAGGGGCTGTTCGGCGTTTCTTACAAGATTCTGCTATGAGGCCCGAAAGGAAGCCCGGCCATTTTTGGTCGGCCCATAAACGTCGTTTTCTTCCTGAGACTCAGGAATATTTCGAACGTTCATGGCTTGCTCGTTTTCTTTGGAACTCTTTATCTTCGGACGGTGAAATTTCTAAGGTGATTTTACAACAGATGAAGGAAGTGCGTGACGCATATCCCGATTCTGCCATATTACCGCCTAGTCCCGAACACTTTGGATCTGTTCCCAAATCCTTGGTGTTAGGGAAACTGTCTTTCAAATATGGAGAACCAGCAGGGAAAACACGGTGGTTTGCAATTGTGGATTATTTCACACAACAGGCACTTCTACCCCTTCACGACTACCTGTTTAAGGTACTAGCCACTTTACCTGGCGACGCTACTTTTAATCAGAATGCGGCAGTAACACGACTGACCACATTCGGGCCGAAGTTCTTCTGTTATGATCTTACTGCTGCCACCGATGTTATACCTGTGCAAGTATACTCTCGGCTACTACAGACTTTTGTTGGACCGGCTGCCGCAAAGGCCTGGGCTGCTTTGTTAGTTGATCGTGATTTTGTTTTAAGGGCCGGTTCTGTTCCAAAAAAACTTTGGCCAGATAAGGTGCAATGTCCGCGTACCATCATATGGAAAGGTCGATACACCCGTGGTCAACCTATGGGTGCTCTGTCATCATGGGGATGTCTCGCGTTGGCACATCACATGGTCGTCCAATTTGCCGCATGGCGAGTGGGACAGAATAAAAACTTCGACTTCGATAAATACGCTGTACTTGGGGATGACTTAGTAATCGCGTCGGAAGCAGTTGCTAACGAGTATCTGGTTGTTTGCGGTGAGTTGGGTATTGAACTCAACCTATCGAAATCATTCGTTTCCTCGAAAGGATTCTTCCAGTTTGCTCAAAGAAACTTCTTAAACAATGTAGATCTTTCGCCTCTCTCGCTCCGAGAAGAGGCTAATATTCTCACTGTTTCTGATAGAGCTGCTTTCGTGCGCCGTGCGTTGGATCGTGGCTACTTTACGTTGCCAGATGCAAACGCACCAGGTTCTAACCTATTACATGCTGTGATTCGAAGATTTGTGTCTCCGAACCGAGCACATTTCCTTTCAACACAAATTTGGGGCAATCCAAGCGGTGATTGGGTAGATATTGCTGCTAAAATAGTGGCTCCTATCCTCCTACAGCCAAAAGGCCCGTTATCCGGGCTCCTTCGACCTACAGAAGGGGTATTCTGGGAGTGGTTACAATCGCTAAGCACGGCTTTCGCGAATCGGAACTCACTCATGTACCGTGGAACCACCATTTCAGATCAACAAGCGCGATGGGAAAATCGCGACTTTTTTGCTTTGTTTTCCACGGTGCTTCGACCAATCCTAGAAAATTTAACAAACCGTGTTACCACGGTCCGGAAAAATTATCGTAAGATGGAGCAGCTCGTTATCGCGCACTTGGACGAATGTCCAGTGCTTGCTGCCGCGTGGGTGCAAAGCATTTGGCCCGATATCGTTCCCATTTGGATGCAAGGAGAGATCTTCTTACATTCAATTGAGAAAGATATTGAGCCCGGACTACCCGAGTCAGGTCTACCTGTTCCTAACTTGAGTAACCCGGCTCCGCCGCAGGGGGTCGCGGCGGCGTTAAGTACTTTAAGCAAAATTCTAGCGTTTATTGAGCGGTTTCATCCCCCCTTCGACTTGGAACAAGCCGGAGGAGCTTTGAAACCTACGAGATCATCCGATCGATTCACAGAACAAATACGTCGTATATGGGAAGACGCAAGTGCTGCTCCTCGTACACGTCCCGCTCGAGCTCCCCCTCGGAGAACACGAACGGTCCGAGGACGAAACCAAGGACAAAGCCCCCTTGGAAAAGGGGCCTCTTGATTCAATCCACGGAGAGGACGAACGGATACCTCCTCCACTGCGAATTTCGCC